CCTGCGAGGATATCAGTGACCATGTAATCGGGTTGAAGGATCACACAGTCCAGGACAGGAACAATGTCTGTGTAACTCAGATCGGCTAAACCGAACCAGAACGCAGAAAGGTCATCGACAGTCACCAGGTCAGGATGCTGTTCAGCGTCGCTCAGGAGAGACTCAATCTCTCCACGATAAGCGCCGTGAACCCTGACATGATAAGTCACGCCCTCAAGAGAATATTTGCCACCTGAACGCTCCAGGTGCAGGTTCGCCCGTTGGACGAATTTATCTCTGATAACATGACAATGTCGAAATTCGTAACAATGAGACAAGGCCTTGCCGGCCATGTACTCATCATCACTCACCGCTTCGTTGCTATTAGGTCTAGAATTGAACTTAGCCAACATCTTACCTACCATGGGCAACATCACATGCGTCAAATCTCCGCGAGTAACAGGTACGAAGTGTTTTGACAAAAAATGAGCGTGATGCAGCACAGGGTGGGTAGTGACTTTGGCTTCCATTCTAGCCATGGAAGCCACCATCCTATAGTGGCGACTTGACCTCCTGACTCGCCTAGGCAAGCCGGCAAGCATGTCGTCACCCAAGAAGGTGGCTATACAACCGGTGATTTTGACCTTTCTGGTCCAGGAATAAAAAATGCATAAATTCCAAAAAGTGTTTCTAAAGGTACCATCAGTGCATCCAGAAGGCATTTGATTCTCGATGATGGCAGATATGCCATACTTCGAATTGTACACCGAGAATTTGTTTGTCGCCTTGTGCAACTTGATGAACCACGCAGGGGCACCCAATCTAGACATGAACATGGTCTCCAACTGAAGAACATCGGAAACTTGGGACTTGTCATTGCTCGAAAAATCAGCCTCAATGTACGAGGCACAACTCTTCGACGCCAAGAATTCCGAAAGTTCCAAAGTGTCTTGCCTATAAGCAATCTTGAATTTGACTCTCTCGGACTGGTTTTCCAAAAGAGTGAATCTTTCCATCAAGACTTTAAATATAGGACCGGACACCATGTTGTAAAAATCGGTGCCTTGAAAAATTAACCTGCCAGCAACAGTTTCGGGATCCTTCACCAAACCCTCCACCTTCGTGAAGATCTGCTTTGATGAATAATCAGACAGCTTGTCCAGACCGGACAGCTGATACGCTTTTTCCATCCTGTTTTGCTTTTCTGAGTCAAACAGACCAAGCCAACTACGGTAAAGCTCCACATCCCACTCGACCTTCGGCATTGGCACAGGAACTAACTCCTTGATCATCTTGATGGCGGAATACCTAATAAAAGGATCAACACGAGCATCAGAATGAAAATTGGCCCTCTTGTTAAAGGCACTAAAGAAATCAGCTCTCGAAGTGGTCGTAAGATAAGGAACCTTGCCGCTTATGACAGGGCCCAAATAACCTTGTTGTGCTGTCCCCACTCTCTCGCCACGTGCCAGGGCGTTACCATCGGTAACGGACGTTCTCACGTTGAGGCCAAACCTCATCGTGGGTTGTTGCGCATAACGTCCTGAACCCCGGGTGGCTCTAGAGAATGGGGCATTGCTCATCTCTTGCCGTGCGGTTGCTTTGGCGGTGGCGGGTGCTTATGCGGGGGCTGTTGCTGTTGCTTTGTTGCCGTTCGGTCGCGGAC